TTGAACAAATGGACACAGTATCAACATCTGAGTACAAAAACGCATTCTTAAAAAGATTGCAAGGTAAAGAACTAACACAACAAGAAAACGCATTAGTAACAGCAACAGGGGTTATCCCAACTCAAACTATGGACAAGGTGATTGAAAAGTTGGAATATATTGCTCCATTACTAAGCAAAATTGACCTATCATTCGTACCCTCTTATCTATCAGTTCCAGTTGAAGATACTGTTAATGATGCATCTTGGGTAGCAATGGGAACAGCATCAACAGACTCTGCTGATGAGTTAAGCACAATTAGTCTTTCAGCTTATAAACTGATTAAAACTATTGAAATCGGTGCTGATGTTTCAGCTATGGCCGTTAATTCTTTTGAAGCTTATTTAGTTAATAAACTATCTAAGAAAATCGCTAAAGCATTAGAAAATGCAGTAATTAATGGAACAGGCTCATCACAGCCAACAGGAATATTAAAAGCAGGTGTTATCACTAATACTGGAACATTCACAATGGCAGCTATGAATTACACTGATATTTTAGCAATAATTGCTGACCTACCAGATCATGGTTATAGAGATGGAGCAAGTCTAGTAATGCCTTCTGCATTATTCTATAGTGATGTGTTACCAGCATTAACAGACAAAGGCTCTGGTCTTGATGTCCAAGCAGCAGAGAAAATGATTGTTTTAGGCAAAGAAGTAATTCTATGCGATAGAGTTCCAGCTGACACTATAATCTTTGGAAACCTTTCTAACTATGTTATGAATATTTCTAAGGGTGTAGAAATTAGTTCTGACCTTTCAGCAGGATACAGAAATGCCTCAACAGTTTACAGAGCATTAGCTTTAGTAGATGGTAAAGTTGCAAACGCAGCAGCATTCAACGTATATACAAGAGCTTCGTCTTAATATGAGGGAGGTTAATCCTCCCTTTATCCTTTTAAAGGTGGTGAAAAATGAAATATATAGTTAAAAGCAATTTTTTCTTCTTAGGTAAACTCTATAAAGCGGGAGCATATATGGATATTAAGCCAGAAGATGAAGGAATATATAAAGGAAATATTGAAAAGGTAGCCATTGAACAAAAGGTTACTAAAAAAGGAAAGGTGAGATAAATGGCACTAATAGATGATATTAAAAAAGAGTTAAGAGTGTCCTCAACTGCCTTTGATACAGAAATAGCAGATTTAATTGCAGGTGCTAAATTAGATTTAGGTATATCAGGGTTAGATACGATTATAGAAACTGATGCCTTGATTAAAAGAGCTATTGCATTATATTGCAAGGCTCATTTTGGCTACGACAACAAAGATGCTGATAGATTAATTGAGTCTTACGTATCATTAAAAGAACATCTTTCAATATCTTCTGATTATCATACTTATACGGAGATAATCTAATGTGGCGAGATGTAATAGAACTTGGTAATGCTACTGAAACTTTAACTTTAGGTGAAATGGCAATAACCTATACCTGGCGTACTGTTTACGCTAATAAAAAAGGAGTAAGACAGAGCGAGTTCTATCAAGCATCAGTTACAGGGTTAAAGCCTGAAATGGTATTTGAAATTAGGTCAGAAGAATATAACAATGATGAACGCTTAAAACACAATGATACTGACTATGCTATTATTCGGACTTACGACAGAGGGGAATTCACAGAATTAACTGTTGAGGCATATGTTGGGAGTGATGTTTAATGGCTAAAAGAAAACCTTTCACATTAGAGTCTAATATACCTAAAATTGTTAAAAAAATTGAAGATAAACCAGGTAAAGTGATGAATGTTATCGGTCAAAATTTAGTTAAAGAGATTAAAGCAACAACACTTAAGAGTCAATACAATTCAAGATATAAAATATTATCTAAATCATTAGGATATTGGGCAAGAAAAAGAGAAAAAGATTTACAGATTGGTTTCAAGATGTCAATTCAAAGAAATGCTTATGGTGCAGGACCTGGTATTGTTGGTGGTATAATGTCAGGTCGTGAAAGCGATCCACTCAAGCCAGTAGTTTTGAAAAATGCAGAAACCATTAAAGAATTGATTGGCAAGGCTCTAAAAGAAATAGAAAGGGAGAGGTAGAATGAACACTAATTTATTAGCAGATGAAGTGCTAAGTTATTTAAACACTAAACACAATAGAGTTTACAGAAACACAGCACCACAAAGTCCTACATTCCCTTATGTAGTTTATAGGATAGAGTCAGTCATTAATTCTTATCCAAGTGAAGACTTGTATGTGAATGTAGATGTATTTGAAAAGGCAGGGCAATCAGTAAGAAATATTGAGGAATTAGCAGATTCAATTGATGCGGGACTCAATAGAACAATAATTAAAACATTAGAAATAAACGCACAATTTGAACGTGAGGCAAGACAATTTGTATCAACGCGAGATTTGATTGATGTACAAATGATTAATATGCGTTATTCAGTAAGAACATATTTTTAAATAGGAGGTAGAAAATGGCAGGAGAAAAGATACTATTAGGCTATGGAGTGGTAACAGTAGGAGCTACGCCAATAGGCCTAACAAGAGGTGGCTCATCTTTCATGGTAGAACGTGAATTAAGAGAGATAGAAGCTGATGGAGATAGAGGACCAGTTAAAGGCAGAATAGTAATTGATAAAGAAGTTGCTAAATTAACAGTTAATGCTTTAGAGCTATTTACAGCAACGGATATAACAATGTATTATCCAGGAATTGATATAACAACAAGTACAATGACAGGAACACTTGAAATTGCAGTTGGTGATTATAATGATGTTACTTGGACAGGTGCAACCAAAGATGGGAAATCTGTAACAATAACAATTACAGATGCTTTAAACATGAGTAATATTGAATGGACTTTAGAGGATAAAAATGAAGTCGTACCAAGTTTAGAATTTACAGCAACATATGATGAAGCAACAAGGAATACACCACCATATAATGTAGTGTTTGAAGTGTAATTAAGGGAGAGGCTTAAAACCTCTCCTTTTTTAGTATGAAAGGATAAAAGATGAAAGAATTTGACTTACAAGATGTATTTTTATTAAGTAAAATAATTAACAAAATGGAATTAAAATTTGAAACAGAAAAACTAACTAAATCTATTAAAACAGATACATTGGGAAGTAAAGAAGATGCACAGAAGATAGGGAAGGAAGTGTTATTGTCATTAGGTATTGATGTGATGACAAAATTCATTTCTAATTTATACAAAGCAGATAAGGAAGTAATGCAGTTCATAGCTAACTTAACAGAAAAAAATGTTGAGTCAGTACAGAAGATGAAACTAAGAGAAATAAAACAATTCTTTACCGATTTGTTTGCTATGGATGACTTCAAAGATTTTTTCAAGGAAGCAGAGAACTCCGAAGCCTAGAGGTGAAAGATACTCTGCTTAAAAGATATGGAAACATTGATTATATTTTAAAGTTACCATTCAGAGAAGGCATAGAGCAAATTAATTATGCAATAACAGAAAGTCAAAAAGAAAACTTATATCAATTATGGTTAGCTTACATACCAAACTATGATAAGAGTAATTTTCAAACATTTGAACAGTTTTATGAAAAGTGTAAACCACAAAAGATTGAATATGATATGAGAAGCAAAGATGAAATTATGAAAGAAATCCTCAAAAGGAAGGAGGAATAAACTTGGAACTTTTTAGGCTAATGGGTAGCGTGATGATAGATGACCAGAAAGCAATAAAATCACTTAAAAACTTAGATGATCGGACAGGAAAAGCACATAAAACATTTGCTAAGTTTGGCAAGGCTGCTCTTGTTGCAGGAACAGCAGTTGCAGTTGCTTTTGGTGCAGCATTATTAAAAGGAGTAAAAGATGCGTCAGTAACTGAAGAAAAAATAGCACAATTAGATGCAGTTCTTAAATCTACTGGTGGCACAGCAGGAATGACAAGAGAAAACTTACTAGCAATGGCAGATGGTTTTCAAAAAACAACAAAGTTTTCTGCAGATGCGGCTCTTGAAGGAGTGAATTTACTTTTAACATTTACAAAAATTGGAAAAGATGTATTTCCGAGAGCAACAACAGCAGCTGCGGATATGGCTACAGCTATG